CTCGATCCCGAGGACGTCGCCGACAAGATCGGCGGGACCCGCACGCCTGACGATGAGGTCGACGCGCTGCGCTACGGCCTGTGCGCCGAGGCCCAACGCGGTGAGGACGCGGCGCCCAGCCGCCTGGTGTTTGGAGCCTGATGGCCAGCCAGTACTCGAGCGCCGCCGAAGAGGCCATGCTGCGCGGCACGCTCGAGGTCGCCGAGGACCTGCGGCGGCAGTTCCGAGGGCGTGACGAGCTGTACCGCGACATCGACGCGGTCTTGTTCGGTGAGGTGCCCGTCGAGATTCCCGAGGCGTACCGCAAGACGGCCGTCGAGGTCCGCTCGCCGCTGGCCATGCACATCGCCAGCACCGTCACCGCGGCGCTCAGCGTCAACCCCATGTCGGTCGTTTTCAAGCCGATTGGCTTCGGCGACGTGTACCAGCAGAACTCGACGCTGCGCGAGCACTTCTTCGAGTCCAGCTTCAAGCGCCAGGAGGCCGAGGCCAAGCGTCAGCTGCTGCGTCTGTTCATGTGGTCGATGGCCGTCAAGGGCGAGGGCATCCTGAAGACCGTCGAACGCGCCAAGACCGCCTGGGGCGACTACGACGAGAAGTCCAAGGACCTCGAGAAGCAGCTGCGCGAGGAGCGCGAGTACGACCAGGACGCCCAGGACCGCATCTACCACCAGGCCACCGAGGAGTACAAGCTGGCCCTGCCGTACCCCATCGCCACGACCGACGTGCCGCCCGAGACGTTCTATTACTCGAAGAACGAAAACGGCTACACCTCGATCGTCGAGATCAAGGAGCTGCCCTACCTCGAAGCGCTCGAGCGCTTCGGCGCCGGCCTGGACCGCTCGGGCAACGTCATTTCCCCGGATACCTGGTCGGGCCTCGACTCGCGTTCGGCCGAGCTGGCCCGCAGCGAGTGGTCGAGCGTGTGGCGGGGGACCGCCCGCGGCGAGCGCACGGTGCGCTGCATCGAGGCCTGGGACTACCAGTGCCAGGTCATCCTGCTGAGCGGCCCCAACCAGCGCAACCGCTCGAGTGGCCTCGGCTCAGCCACCCTGTGCAAGGTCGTCCGCCACTCCTATGGCGACCCGATCCTGAAGACGCTCAAGGGGCCCTACTTCCACGCCTTGGGCATCACCACCGCCTCGAGGCTGCCCGAGCACGCTGGGCTGAGCATCCTGTTCGGCTTTCTGCGCCTGTTTCCGCTGCTCGACTCGCTGCTGACCATGCAGGGCCAGGCGGCCTACCTGACCGCCTATCCGGCGTTCAAGAAGACCACCCCGCCAGGCACCATCCCTGGCCTGCCCGCGGCGCCGTACGGCCTGGACAGTCGCGAGCAGGACACCAGCACGGTCGAGCCTGGCAAGCTGTTCCCGTTCGACGTCGCACCCATCGACCAGCCCCACTCGGGCATCGACGCCGACAAGCTGCTGGCCCAGGTCAAGGACCTGGTCGAGCTGGCCCTGCCATCGGTGGTCCAGGGCATGGTCGCCAGCGACCAGTCCGGCTACGCCCTGAACCAGGCCGCCTACCTGGCCCGCCTGGGCTGGGACCCGATCGTGTCCAACGCCGAGGTGGCCCTGGCTGATCGCGTCGGCTTCGAGAGCTGGTTGATCGAAAACCGCATCGGCGAGAGGGTCTACGCGTGGGGCGAGCAGGACGCCCAGAAGAACCGCAAGACCATCAGCGGCCAGTCGAAGGCGACCTGGCTGGGCATCGACTCGGGCGACCTGAAGGGTGTCCACCGCTACGAGGTCAAGCTCAGCCCGTCAACGCCCAGCAACGAGATCATCGAAACGCGGGCCATCGGCGAGAAGATGCAGCTCAAGCTGATCAGCTACGAGGACGCCGTCGAGCGCGCCGGCGCCAATCCTGACGAGGTCGAGCGGTCGTGGCTGCTGCACGACCTGAAGGGCTCCCAGGAGATCCAGCAGGAACTCAAGCAGGCTATCTTCCAGAAGATCGCAACGATCCGCTCGGCTGCGCTCAACAGGGCCGGGGTAAGCCCCGAAGAGCTGGCCGGGGTGGGTTCGGCGGGCGTGCCTGGGGGTACTCCGGGCACGCCTCCGACGGGCTCGCCTGGTGGCATGCCGCCCAATCCGGTCCCGTCCCCGGGTCAGGGGCTGCCCATCGCTCCCCCGCCTCCAGGGGGTGGTGGGCCGGCCATGCCGCCAGGTGGTGCGCCGGCCGGTAACCCAGTCGTGCCAGGGCCGCCGCCGAACGCCATGCCGATGCCGGGAGCCGCGCCGCGATGACCATGCTCGACGACGTGGCCAATGACCTGGCGGTGTGGATCGACAAGACCGCCGACGAGGTCGCCCGCGCGTTCGCCCCAGGCCGCGCGCCGTTCGCCGCGCCGATCGACCAGGAGCAGAAGCTGCAGTACTACCGTAGTCGCCTGTTCAACCCTGACGGCACGCCGAATGTCCAGGGCCGCGACGCCGAGGTGCAGCGTCTGGGCATCGCCGGCTTCACCCAGGTCTACAAGGCCGTCATCAACCGCTTCCCCGAGCTGCGCGTGCCCGCGCCGCCACCCATCCAGGTGCCCCAGCAGTGGCCGACGGCGGGTCCGCCAGGGCCAGGAGGCTAGGCCATGGTCGATTACAGCGACGTCGCCAACTACAACGCCATCACCAACCGCGCCCAGGCCGCGGCCACCAAGGCCTACCAGGACGCCCAGATGCGCAACCAGGGCGAGCAGATCGCCCTGCAGAAGGCCCAATTTGCCTGGCAGCAGGAGATGGACAAGGCTGGCCTCACGGGCATGTACCAGGGCCAGTACACGATGCCCAGTCAGCAGTACTTCGCTGGCGCGTTTGGCTCGTGGATGCCGACCGGCCCACAGGCTGGCCAACAGACGCTGCAGGGCCAGCAGACCCAGGCCGACATCGCCCAGAACTGGTCGAACATGTTCGGGCAGTACTACGCGCCGGGCACCGCGCCAGCCCAGGGCGCCCAGACCCAGGCCGCCCAGCAGGCCGCGCTGCAAAACGCTGCGACCGTGGCCGGCCTGACTGGCATGTACACCGCGCCAGGCGCCGGCGGGCCTGGCACCCAGACCCTGGCTGGCCAGAACCAGTACTGGAATCAGGCCTTCCAGCAGCAGCAGTTCGCCGCCCAGCAGCAGCAGCTCCAGCAGCAGAACGCCCAGAGCTACCTGCAGCTCCTGGCGAGCCTGCGCGGGCCGGCCGACTGGGCCAAGTACCAGCAGGTCCTGGGCTCGACCCCAGGCGGCATGCGCGACCTGGCCGCGGCGGCCATGGGCCAGTACATCCCTGGCGGCGGGGCGACGACCGGCGTGCAGCCCCAGGCGGCCAGCCTGAATTCCATCTACGCCCAGATCCAGGGCTCGCCGAATACGTATGCCTATCCCGGTCAGCCGCAAGGCGACATGATGGGCTGGCAGTCCAGTCCGCAGTCAGGCCAGGCCTGGGGCACGGGCATCGGCGTTGGCCAGCAGGGCACGACCGCCGACCAGCAGCTCCAGGCGACTGGCAACGGCACCAACATGTACGGCGCCCAGAGCCAGCAATACAACCTGCCCGCGCCGAACCAGATCGCCCCGCAGTCGTGGAACAACATGGCTCCCAGCCAGCAGCAGATGCTGCTCGGCCAGTACGAGGCCCAGGGCTGGGACAAGAATGACGTCCTGGCCCTGCGCAATCAGGCGCTGCCGAAGTACGCCAGCAATTCGCCGACGGCGGGTACCTGGCGACTGCAGTGAGCATGAGCCTGCCGGACGTCGACGAGACGTCCTGGGACGAGTACCAGAAGCAGCAGCTCGCTAACCAGATTCAGCAGTCCCAGGGCAATTTCTCGCTGCAGAACGTCATCAGCAGCCACATCTCGGATTTCACCAGCTCTTTCGCGCCCGCAGCGGAAGAGCAGGCGCCGTCTGCATCGCCGACGCCTGCCCCTCCCGAACCGGCGCCGGCCCCCGAGCCGCCACCAGCTCCCTCCCAGGCGGCAGCCCCCGAGCCAGCGCCGGCCCCCGCAGGAGCACCTTCTGGGCCAGCCTCGAGCCTGCAGGACTGGATCGGCCAGAGCATCAGCGCCGTCGCTCGAGCTGGTGGCG